TAAAGAACTGCAAAAACAAATAGATACACTTAAAAATATAGAAATTAGTGAGAAGTTACTGGCAATTGCAGAAAATAAAGATGTCGAATTTTATGCTGAGGGTAGATGGGAAATTGAAGAAGATCTCTCAAGCTATGGTTTAGATTATTTGTACGAGAATATACACCTCATACGCATTAAGCCTGACCCAAGTTTTTGGATAGGAGGGACAGTAAATTGGGGTCAAAAAGTAGGAAAAACAATTGGTGGGCAATTTCGTGTAAAAATAAAGCTAGACAGTGAAACAAAAATGCCAATTAATGTGGAAATAATAAATGACTAATTTTATTTATGCAGTAATCGCTGCGTTTGTATTCTTTTGTTCTATAGCTTTAGTAGAAATTAACGAAGCACACGCAGAGATAGCAAGACTTAAAGAAGTTAAATTAATGGATTGCAAATTTAGTAAGGGCGCTCACGCACATACTTGGAAAAATGCTTGTTTAATTAAAGACGGGGTGGTGGAGATATTATGACTGACCTAGAACTAAGCAAAGCAGTAGCAGAAGCGTATAAAGTTCCTGAATATGCATACGTTGTAATAACCAACGGTGTTGGCGACTTTACCCTTAATTCAACGCCACTCTACCAAGACCACGGTAAACTTTTTGAGTTGTGTGTTGAAAATTTTATTACTGTTATTCATCATGAATATGAGTCTGTATCTTGCAGAAACCCTGACGAGTCAAAGTATGACTCGGAAGAAGAACGTTTTGAAGACCATACATCAGAACTAGAAGCTACTTGCATTTGTATGCTGAAAGCATTAGCTAGATTGAAAGGGATTGAATATGACTAAAACAATAGAGCAATTGGCAGTAGAGAATGGATTTTATTTGTATGAATCAAAAAACGGACAGAAATTACTAATAGCGCATCCTGATGGTGAACTACATAACGGTTATTATGAGGTGTCAGAGGCTATAGAGAGAACATGCAAAGCCTACATGAAACAAGAGTTAGAGAAGATTGAGCAAGTTGAACAACAACATGGAATAGGAGTTAAAGATGAAATATGAAGATGAATTTACAGTGTGGTTGTACAACAACTATACCATTACAAACGGCAATATGTTAGTTGAATTCCTTGAGGATGGTATTTCTTATGTTGATTTTTTAGATGAAATGGGGTTAGAAGATGATGAGTGACGGAGCTGATTTTCGGCAGCAACAAGAAATAGAAGAGTTCCAGCAGTATTTGGAAGAGCAGTCGCAGTGGTTTAAAAAACAATTAAGTAATTTTAACGAAACATTTGGAGAATATGATGAGCATAAGTAAAATACAAAGCGAATTAAAAGCGCCAAAAAATCAATATAATACCTTTGGAAAATATAAATATAGAAGCTGTGAAGACATTGTAGAAGCAGTTAAGCCTTTGTTGGCTAATTATGGTTATTATCTTGTGATGAGCGACGATGTTGTCAGCGTTAATGACCGTGTTTATATTAAAGCTATTTGCAAGGTAATGGAAAACGACAAGGTTATTTCTGAATCCTCAGCTTTAGCTAGAGAACCGCTAACTAAAAAAGGCATGGATGATTCGCAAATTACTGGCACAGCATCTAGCTATGCACGGAAGTATGCGCTAAACGGATTGTTTGCGATTGACGACACTAAAGACGCAGACAGCATGGATAACACATCTGCGCCAGTTGCTCCTCCTTATGTTAATGTCGATGACATAGTTAAAAAGATTACTAATACCAAATCACGCGATGAATTAATGGAAGTGTATAAGGCAGTTATCCAAGAAGTAGGGCAAGACAAAAAAGCTCATGCTCTTGTTGTTAAAGCGTCGCAAGAAATGGCATCATTATTTGAAGAGAAAAAATAATGACTAATCAAATAGAGCAGGGAAGTGATGAGTGGAAACAGCTTCGTTTAGGCAAAGTAACTGCTAGTAGAATTGCAGATGTAATGTCACAGATTAAAGCAAATGAATCTCAGTCTAGGTCTAACTATCGTATAGAGCTTGTGTGTGAAAGATTGTCAGGCGAGCCTACAGATGGCTTTACTAACTCGCATATGCAACGTGGCACAGAACTAGAACCTTTTGCTAGGTCTGCCTATGAGATTAAAAACAAAGTGTTTGTTGAGCAGGTTTCATTTTGTGACCACCTTACTGTCAGTATGTCAGGGGCTAGTCCAGATGGTCTTGTAGGTAAGGATGGGTTGATTGAAATTAAATGTCCTATGACTAAGACGCACATTGAAACGCTATTAGGCAAACAAGTACCTGCAAAATACATCAAGCAAATACAATGGCAGTTAGCCTGTACTGGCAGAAAGTGGTGTGACTTTGTATCATATTGCCCAGAGTTGCCAGAAAATATGCAATTGTTTATCTCAAGAGTTGAGCGTGATGATGAAGTAATTGATGGTATTACAAAAGCGGTTATTGAATTTAACTTAGAAGTTGAGCAGGTTATTGAACGGTTGAAAGGTTTATAATGGAAGAACAGTTAAACGTAGTAGCAAAGATTGGCACATATAAAGACGAGGATGGAGAAAAAAAATCACATTGGGCAAAGGTAGGCATTACAACAGAAACACGGCAAGGTGGCATTGCATTAAAAATAGATACGTTGCCAGTAAACTTTGATGGGTGGCTGTATTTAGCAACACCAAGCGATAACAAATTTAATTATTAGGAGAAACACATGAACGTATTATCAGCAATAGGAAACTTACCAAGAGATGCAGAACTTCGCTTTTTACCTGACGGCTCACCAGTATTAAGTTTTAGCGTAGCATTGAATAGTGGCTACGGAGATAAAGCACAGACAGATTGGTTGGACTGTAGTTTGTTTGGAAAACGTGGTGAATCATTAGCTACAATTTTAACAAAAGGAATTAAGGTTGGCGTTACTGGCGAGTTTTCAACAAACAAATACAAATCCTCGTCAGGTGAGCAACAAACTTCACTACGCTTGCGTGTAAATTCAGTTACTTTGACAGGGAATAAGTCAGAGCCAGCTACAGCAGAGCCAGCTAGTAAGCCAGCACCTGCATCCAAAACAATTGAAGATATAGAAGAAGATATTCCATTTTAGTATAGGAGAAATAGAATGAAACAATTATTAATAGCAGTAGCTTTACTTGTAGCATCAATGGCAGCGTCTGCTCAGTGTACTACACATTACGTATATGCTGCGGATGGCAAGATGTCTGTCTGTCAGACTTGTTGTTCTAATGGTAATTGCACCACGAGCTGTTGGTAGAATCAACATGACACCAGAAAATTATGTAAACAGAAAAGACGCTCTTAAAAAGCAGGTCAATGGCGACCATTATAGAAAGCTAAAGATACAGCCTATTGAATATATTACTGCTAATGACTTAGGCTTCATTGAAGGCAACATTGTTAAGTATGTCACTCGTCATAAAGAAAAGGGGGGTATCAATGACGTTGACAAAATCATTCATTATGCAGAACTGTTAAAAGACTTGTATTACTTTGACAACGATAGGAATAAATAAAGAAGGTTAAATAATAAAGCCCCGTTGTCGGGGGCTTATTTTATTAGCGTGTCATTACGTATGCTGTAATTTCCATGCCTAGTCTAATTTCAGTTGCTGCTGGTGATGTCCACATGTTTACATTCCTTTGTTTTGTGTACACATCGCTATGTACATGTTTATATTTCTTGGTTTATTAATAGCTTAAAAGCTAAACTATTAGTATATATATTAAGTCTATACTAAACCTTATGCAATAGGGATAATCATTAATAGTCGTAACGTTCTTTTAGAAACTTAATAGATACAGCCATCTCATCAAACGCACCATCATGCACATCATGCAATACATAGAACCCACGATAGTGATTGTTACCTTGTGCGCCTAAGTACGCTTCTGAATGTTCGTAACAGTTGTGATGGCCATATCCTTCAACAATCATAGTCTTTGCATCAATTGATATTTGTAAATAATCATCCTCGCCTACTGGCAAGATTGACACAATACATTCAGGCTCACTTTCCTTTTTATTACCAACCCCACCAAGCATTTCTGGAATAAATTTATCAAGCATTCTGGGAGGCCTGACTGTTCCAAGAACGGTTGCTATATTCTTGGTGCCACCTTTAATTCGATAGTTATTAACAGCGCGAGTAGATGCTTTGTTTTTATCAACATTAACCCCACAAATATTTTTTAACGCGCTTTCTATTCGTTTACATGTTGCAGGATTGTGAGAATCTGATTGCGATAATGAAAGCTGCATACATGAGCCTCCAGTTGTCCTTTTGTGATATAAGCTACCTTCACCGCAATACATGCCAGCAAGCCAGCCAGATTCCCATGACTGGTCATGTTCAAATTCATCTAGCATTTTTACAATTCGAGTTCCGCCACCTTTTTTGCCAACGACTAATGGGTTTGTTTTTCTTAATTGCTCTGTTGTTTTCCAAGAAAATAAACTGCCAGTATTTTTAGTAAACCAGAGGTGGTCTTTGGTTACTCTAAACACCTTTCCACTTGACAGTGTTACGTCAAACATTTCACCTCGCATTAAACGCAAAGCTTCAACAGTTCCAGTTTTATACCGCCTTGGATGGCTTCGGCTTCCTGTCGCGCTAGCCGTTGTTCCCTCATCAAAACTAACGAGCTTGTCGCCAACCTTTAAATCGCGCATAGGTATGTAGCGCAAGTCTGCCGTTAATACTTTGTGGTCAGGATGCAAACAAGAGCCACAAATAATTGAAGTCATTTCTTTACCGTCTGCCCTTTTGCCATAAGCAATCATGCGACCTTGCTGATGTCCAGCAAAACAACTCATGTGCTTCTTGGTAAGCAGAGCTTGAGCGCTAGTAATAGGTCTACCCATAACGCCAGATGTAAAGTAATGTGAGTAAGCAATGCCGTCAATAGTAATAACTTCTAAGAACGGTATAACTTCCCAGTCTTGATACGGTAAGTCGTCTGTAGAAACTAACCCGTCTAGTTTTCTATCCTCGTTAATGGCACGGTCAATTCTATGCTCGTGATTGCCAAGAGTTAGAACCATGCGCGGAGTATACAATCCTTTTTTGTTAGCTTTACGTTGCTTGTTGTAGTTAAACAATGGCTCTAGGAGAGCATCCATAGCCTCTCTCGCTGCCCAAATATCTTTTTGGTAGCTACGCCCTTCAAAGGACTTCAATCCCCTGTCATACGTGCTTAAAGATTCCATGTCAGCAAAGTCTCCAATGCAAACAATAACGTCTGGTTTCTTTTTAACAATGAAATTACCTAAACATCTTAGGAAAGTAAAGTCTACATCTGGTTTTGCTTGAACGTCTGGAATTACTAAATGTACTATTGGTTTGTTAGTAGTCATAACAATTACGTAATGTCTTTAGCCTCAAATTCATTATTCCATTCTCCGTATAAAAATACGCTTTGATTTAATCCAGCATCAGAACGTCTGTCGATATGACAAAATCCGTTGTGTAAGCCTATACTCCATCCCATTTCCCATGCAGTCTTAGCAAACATTAGTTTCTTTTCTTTGTGCCAGTCACGCCAACTTATGTCAGCAGCCATTGTACCAAAGGTTTGCCACTTAGGGTTCTCTGTAAGATGAAGGCTTCTAGGATTACCACCAACCTTTGCGTTATGCTGAGGTGTTCTGCAAACAGAGGTGGGAGTTAATGGCATCCCCCACTTTCTACGCAACTCTGGTAACGCTTTAGCAAATCGTGGGTCTAGTTTTATTGTCCCATCGCCTTTGCATTTTAATTCTTCTTCAGAAAAAAACTCAATTGCTGTTGTTATTGCTTTCATTGTTACCTTTCAATTACTTTTTCTTAGGTGGACGACCAACCTTTTTACCGTATGTTCCTTTTCCTGCTGGCATTTTAATCTCCTTTCTTTCCTCTCATATCAATAATCTTCTCTAGTGTTCTTCCACCAAAATAGAATGACATAACAAGCATACCCCATTGCCCTAACAAAGTCACGTAAGCCTCGTTAGCATCTAAGTCAAAGGCAGACATCATAGCAAATACAAAGTATCCTACAAAGATAGCTACTAGTGTCATAGGTCGTATGTTTTTAGATAGCCAACTATCAGAAGCCATATCAGCTTGGTGTCTTGCAGACAGGTTATTCTGCTCTGTCTTAAACAAATCAGTTTCATTAGCCATCTTAGCTAGCTCACCATCTTGAGCCATCTTAGCTAATTCAACTTGCGCTTTAGCCTTTGCCGTAGGGTCAGGAATTATCTTATCTAATACAGTGCCAATCAATGGCAACAATGCAGCAATCATTTGTTCACCTTTTTTTCAATTATATTATGATGTTTTAATCTATCCTTACGTTCAAGGAATTTAAATACAAGCGTAACAATTAAACCTACAATAGCTACTACTGCCCCTGTTATTGCCGCAAACTCGTTAGCGCTAAGACCAAACAATACTGCTGTTCCTGCACCTCCATACGTGGCAGTGTTAGCAAGAGATGTAATTGTTTCGTGAGAATTTGTCATTTGTCTTTGTCTTTATTTTAAATTGATGGTAATTATAACTGTCTAACCTTTTGGGTATTTAGTCTTAACCGCAGTGATAGCATCATCAAGAGTGGTTGTGTTATTTTGTCTATCCCAGTATGCCATATCAGCTTGCTCAGCTAGAGATGGGTATGCTTTTGCACGGTCTCGTGAGTATTGTTTGCTATCGTACTCTGCCTCAAACTCCTTAGCTTTCTTGGTTATCTCAACCATCTGTTCAGTAGTTACTTTGCCAGTAGATATGTAGATGTCACTGCTACCAACTTCTTGTGAGCAATCACCATATAGCTCTGATGTAGCCTTTAATAAATCTAACATATTATGCCCCTATCTCTGTTACAATAATTTCGCTTGAGCCTACTTCAGACTGAGTAGCTGGCACACCTACACATCTGTTTAGATAAAGTGTTTTTGTATAGTATGAAGTAATGGCTAGTGCAAAAGTTATAGTAGTACCTACCACTGAAGATGTTGAAACTAATGTTGATAGTGTTAGTATTTCAGGGGTTGAGGTGTTATCTGCACCAGCACCATAAGTTTGTGTAGCCATACTCAACCCAGCATAAGATAAAGCAGACCCTCCTATATTTACCCTAGTTCCATCTTGTAAGATGTTGTATACGTCATTCCGAGATTCAGCACTCTCCCCAAACGACCTAGCTTGAATTAAGAACTTGCTATTAGCTCCTCTGGGAACAACATTAATAGTTAGTCCAGTGACTACTACCTCAGTGTTTGCTGTCAGTGCTTGAGTCCCTCGGGCTGTGGTCAGTACACTCACAGTTTGTAGTACACCTCCTAAGTCTGCAATAGACTGTGCTGTAACTGACTTAAGGTTATCTGAATCACTTGCATCTTGGACAAGCACCTTGTCTGTAGCTGCAACTGTAACGGCCGTCAATACTGCACCACTTACTTCTGCTTGAACATCAGTTCCAATGACTAGCCCTAAGTTAGTTCTTGCTGTTGCAGCATTTGCTAAATCAGATAAATTGTTTGCAGCTAGTAAATCACCAGCTACTTCCCAAGCTGTATCCGTACCGTCAGTCTGTAAATACTTACCTGCATTACCAGTTTGAGTAGGTAGTGGCTCAACTGAGGCAGCACTTGCAGCAGCATTTGTTTCGCTTGTTGAGGCATTGCTTGCAGATGTAGCCGCATTACTTTCACTAGTCGCTGCATTACTTGCAGATGTACTTGCGTTAGATGCTTGTGTAGTAGCTGTACTTGCTGAAGTTGAGGCATTTGATTCTGATGTACTAGCATTTGATGCTGATGTTGAAGCGTTGCTAGCTTGTGTTGTTGCTGTACTTGCGGATGTACTAGCATTTGATTCTGATGTACTAGCATTTGATGCTGATGTGCTAGCATTTGATGCTTGGGTACTTGCTGTACTTGCAGAGGTTGAAGCATTAGTTTCAGACGTGCTTGCGTTGGTTTCTGATGTCGCTGCATTAGTTTCTGATGTTGCTGCATTAGTTTCTGATGTAGCAGCGTTTGTTTCAGCAGTTTCAGCATTTGTTTCAGCAGTTTCAGCATTAGTCTCTGCTGTCTCTGCTGCGGTTTGTGCTGTTTCTGCATTTGTTTCTGCTGTTTCAGCGTTAGTTTCTGCTGTTTCTGCTGCTGCTTGCGCTGCTTCTGCTGCCGCTTGAGCCGTTGCTGTTGCTGCTGCATCAACTACTAATGCCCATTTTGCAACGTCAATATTTGAGCTAATCGGCAATGCACCGCTAGAAGTGTGGGCAGTAATAACAAGATAAACGTTGCTATTAGTTGTATCTTTAACAATGTCACGGTTTTGATATGACACAGAAGCAGCCCAATTTCCACGCCAGTTACCAATAGGGTCGCCAGGAACAGGGTTGCCATCAGCATCAAATGCTAGTGTCTTACCAGCCCGAGATGTATTAATAGGCAACGTCATGTTAATGTTAGTGGGGTCTGTAACAGGAGCTTTAATAGAACGCTCTGCTGTTTCTGCAACTTGTTGAACTAGGATTGTTTGAGAATCCATTTCATCATTAAGCGTATTAGCAAAGAAGTCACCACCAGTAGTAAAGTCTGTTGTACGTTCCACAGGTCTAGAACCAACAATAGTAATGCGATTAGCCAAGACAGCAGGAACGACTAATGTCACCGAGCCTGTTCCAAGTAACGCGTTAATTGTCACTGTGTAATCTGTTGTTAATGTCAAAAGTGCGTCATCTTGATACACATTAATATCTGTGTTTTCTAGCACTTCAAACTCGAAAGCATACGGTCCTGCACCAGCCGAGCCAGTGTAGACTACTCTCCTTGCTACGTTACTTATTGGATAATCTGCCATCTATCTTCCTTTATTTAGGTGGTTCTTCAAACATTTGTGATAAATCAGGGCCTCTGTCAGGACTATCTTCTCCGGGCTTCCACCAGTAATCTTGTCCAGTTCTTCTTTTCAATGCGTTGGCTTTTCTTCTAAACTTAGATTCTGCTTTATCGTCTGTCCATCTTTGTAAATTTTCAAATAAACCTCTTTCTAAAGCAAGCCTTATATAGAATATACTTTTGCCCGGAGTATATTTTGATATATATTTTCCAGCATCTTTTATAAACTCAGTGTCATCACCCTTAACTGCTTTTAAAGCATTTCCAGCAGTTAGGTCTATAGTATCTCCAGCCATTTCAGCAATTGGACCAGCTAGTTGACTGCCTAAGCTTCCGCCATATTCTCTATTTTTCGAAAAAACATAATCACCAGCAACCCCAAGCCCACCGCCCTGCAATAAAGCCTCTGTCCAGAATTCTGCTGACTTAATACTTTTAGGGTCTTTACCAGCTGCCATTTGTTTTAGCTCAATAACTAACGCACCCATCATAGTTGTGGAAAT